CAGGCCGTCCACGTTTGCCGTTCCTGTAAAACTTACGCTGGTAGATCCTACAGGCCTAGTTAGTAGCTCGCGCACTGTTTCAAATACCCCTATAGCGCTAGGCCGGGCCTGCAGCTTCAAAATACTTTCGCTGTTAGCGGCTACGCGCTGATCGCCAAACGCCGATACATTTGCTACAGCTGATCCCTGTACGTTTATAGTTCCAGTAATTGACTTTACAATTATTGCCTGGTTAGTTGGATTGGCTACTGCAAGATCCACGTTAAATACTGGGGCAAACAGTGTGCCGCCAGGACGAAGCCCGCGAAGCGTGAAAACGGCTTTTTGGCCGAAGCGATAACGTGATAAAAAAAACAGTGCAGCTGCGCCGCCTACCAGTAGTAAGATATTCCGCATTTACATTGTGCTGCGGCCTTTTAGATCCCTTGTCGTTTGTCGTTACCGAAAATAAAACTGAAAAACGAATAAAAAAAATCTATTTCAAATTTTGTTCAGTTTTGTAACTTTTCGCCCAGCCCGCGTGCGGCTTTGTAGGGCCGCTAACGCGGTCTGTGGCGAATTTAGTGAAAAAAATTGATATTAACTGAAAATTTTAGGATAAAAATATACACATTGTTACCTGTATTCACCTTTATTTAATTAAAGTAACAGTACAGCAAGGGTAAAAAGTAAGGCCCGACGTAGAAACGCCGGGCCTTTTCCTAAACCAACCCTGTCTGCTTATGTAGATCGAATTTACCTACTTTTTTTCAAAATCGCGTATTAGCCACGTACGGCCCTCAAATTTCGCGCTTTCCTTGTCGTACCAGTTTATGTACCAGGCGCCCGAACTGGCGCAAAATTGGCCAAATTTGAGCCTATTAGTGATGTTTCGATATTTCCGGGGCCTTTTGGTGCCAGGCTTAAAAAAAACTATCGCAGTTTCTAGCTTTTTGTTCATTTTGTACTATTTTAGCAGTGAATACAGGTGACTTGCGGCCAGTTCCGTAGTCGTTTGTCCGCGCCGGTCGAGTTTACTCCCGGCGCTTTTTTTTTAAAACGGTAAATCGTCTAAAATTACGCTATCAATGTTTTGCTGGCTGCTTTGTGGCTGCATTGGCATTGTAGCCTGGCCAGCTGTAGCGTTTAGATCCTGCGGCTGTTGTTCTGTAAACAGGACGCGCAAATAATTAGTGCCGGCCTTGCTTTTGTTTACCCAGCCGCTCATTCGGTACTGTTTTCCGTCAATAGTGGCCGTACCGTTGTAGTCGGGCTGCGTAGGCTTTTCCTTTCTGTTTTTGTAAAGGCTGCCGCTGTTGTTTTTCTGTTCCATAGTTATTGCTGTTCAGTTACCTCTGTTCCCAGGTTATTTTTTTATCCCCATTGTTCGGCCATAGCTTTTGCAATTCCTGGAAATGTTTTTGATCGAATTTTTTGTCTTTCAGTTGTAGATAAAGACCAAGCATTTTTAAACCAGAGTGGCTGTCTTTTTATTTTTCCAGTTTTTCCATCTTTCCAAACAAAAAAATCTCCTTTATCTACGTGAGTAATTTTTTTATTAAATAGATCAATTTTTGAGCTATGAAATAATTTAGGCAAGTTTTTAAGCCACAAACAAGTAGTTTTTTGAAATGTATCCCCAAAGTAATAAGGTTGTATTATTTGGTCAGGTTTTTTGTATTTTTTACTCATTATTCCGACTGGGTTTTCTACAGCTATTTTATGAATTGGTGCATTTATCATTTTCATAAAAAAATCAATAGCTTGTTGCTGTCTTCCGTCTTTAATTTTTTTTTCAAACCACGCTGCGCCACTTACAGCTAAATGTGTGCAAGGTGGAAACGCTATTAACATATCCCAGCTATCGTTTAAATATTTTAAAACATCGTCTTTAATATGCCATTCTGGATATGGCCCGCTACAGTCTACAATGTCGCAGCTATAAGCTATGTGACCTCTGTTTCTAAATTCTATACAAACTGATTGACTTTCTTCGCAAGCAATTAAAACTTTCATTTTTTAGGCTTTTTTGTTGGTATTGGTGCGATCTGTTCAATGTAAGGTACCTGGCTCCAGCGGCCGTCAAAGTTCATTATCGCGACCGGCTCAAAGTCGCCGTCGCTACGTAGATATTTCGACTTTAGTACGAACTGGCCGGCGTCTTTGTTTTTTTCGACTATCATTGTAGATTGGCTCCAGCGATCGGTATTGCTACCCAGGTGGCCCAGCGTTTCGCCCTGGCCTTTACCCAAGTGCAAAACGCCCATTAGTAAAATATCGTACTGCTTTGTAATCCGTTTTAGCCAGTTAGTAACTAGCCTGGTTTCTTTCGGATCGTTGTAGTCCAGGCAAAGATCTAGCAAGCCGTCCACGATAAGACAGCTGCAGTCCTTGTTATCAATTAAATACTGTTCGATCATTGCGCGTATTTTGGCTGGCATATCCTCGCGCATTGAATAAGCGTCAAAATGATCGGGCAGGCTCTTTTTTTCAGCTAGGCTTATTATTTTATCCATTTGCCTGTAAAAATCAAAGCTGCTCATTTCAGTATCAAAATAACCGATGCGGGGCCGGTCATAAGGCAGCTGCAGTTTCATACCCCATACCGATTGGAAAACAGGTACTAAGGCCGACGCTGCAGCTGCTCCAACAAATGTACTTTTACTAGCTTTTGGCAGGCCGCTAAAAACAATATAAGACTGCAGGCAGCCCACTACTTTACCTTGTATAGTAAAAATAGGGGCTTGCGCTGGCGGCCTATTGGCAGCGTCATATCGCCTGCTCTTTAATAGTTCAGTAATTTCGCGGACGTCGTTTGCCATTTAGTTAGTAGTTCCAGTAGCTAGAAAGCCATAGCATAAATAGGGTAATGATCAGTAGCCAAAATTTATGGCTATTCAATGATCTGTATATTTTCTGTATCATTTTGCTTTTCATTTAGTGCTTGAAAAAGTAAAGAAGCTCCATAAACAGCGGCTTGGTACGGCGTTACGTTTTTGCCCTCGTGCCTTATTTGCTTATTTTGATCTAGCTCTAAATAGTACGGCAGTAGTTGTATTGCCGCATACTCTAGCTTAGTCATTCCAGGGATAGGGGCAATTAAGCGGCCCAGGTTGTCTTGCGCTACTTGCGGCGGAAACGCCGGCTGGTTGTAGTTTTCCATTTGTTTAGGTTTTTTTTAAAGTAATAAATAAAAAAAGATAATTCAATAGTAAGATAGGCCAGGCAAAATACTGGCAGGCATACTAGAATTAAAAAAAATAATTCCAGTAAAAATTTAGCCAATTTCATCGGGGATCGTGTTGACGTTTACAATTACGCGCTGATAGTAGTCAATGCTATCGCCAATAAGTACGCGCAGCTCCATAGCCAGGTTAAAGGGGATCAGCGATTGATCTACTACAGCGCGGCTGCCGCAGCTATAGGTAAATTCAATTCGTACTCTGGCGTCGTCTAGGTGCTTGCCTAAAAATTGTAATGTCTTAATTTTTTGATCTAGTTCGCGCAGGTAAGCCTGGCGATCAGTTAAAATGGCCATAGTTCCGTTAATTTAGGTTAGTGATGTCGTTTGTCAGTACGAATTTATAGAAGAAAATATCATACAAACAAAAAAAAATCTTGCCTGTAGCTGGCAAGATTATTAAATAAGCTGAATTTCAGTAAATTAAGATAAAAATAATTCGCTTTCCGCTTTTCTACGCTTTGTTAGCCCTGGTAATACTTTGCCGCCTGCTCTATTCCAGCGTAAAAATTGCGCTGCGACGGCGGCCTTATCTGCGCCGCTATTTAATAACCTTAGTAACGTAGATCGTGCAAAGGCGCCTGTTCCGATATTAAATACTAGGCTAGCCAGTGCCAGCTGTTGATTAGTATTGATCGGCACTTTTACTAAGCGCTTTACGTCTGCTTCTACTGCAGCTGTAGTAATTCGTAGCCAGTCCAGGGCTTCTTTTTTTGTGATTGTGTCGCCTTGCTTAACTGGTAGCCCTGTATAGGGGTTGCGCGTATTGCCGTAGCCGATTGTCCAAATACCGGCGCTGTCCTGGTAGGCTTTTAGCTCTAGGCCCTCGAATTGTGCTATAACTTTTGCTGCGCTCACTTTAGTTGTAAGTAAAATTAGGCCGACTATTGCCAGGGCAATAATATAGTTTTTTGTGCCTTTCATTCATTACAGCCCTGTTTTATCAAAATCTTTGGCAGCTGCCAGGCCCAGGCCGGCGCCAATCGTTGTAATTCCGCCTACCAGGTCGCCTTTTAGAATGGCTGCCAGCCCGCCGATAATAGTAGCGAAGCCGAAAAAGGTCGTTTTCCAGTTCTTAAATAGCTTTTTCATTTTTTACAAAGTTTATACCGTTATAGATTATCGTTGCCAGGCCTAGCGCCGCCATTATTGTACGGTCTTGACCTTTTAGCCTGGTTGCAGCATATAGCATAAAGGGGCCAATAAAGGCCACGTCTGCTAGTCGTATTAGCTGCGTTTTCATTAGTCCTTAATTAAATGCTCTAGCAAAATATCTAATTTAGTTTCCAGCCTAGTTAGCCGCTGGTCGTGATCGTCATTTTTAGCGATCTTATCCTCTAGCGACTTTACGCGCTGATTAAGTACGGCCCAGGACGCGACAAAGCCACAAAGGCTACTAATTGCTATCGTTACTAACTGTAGATCCACTTTCATTCTGTTTTTTTGTTTCTTCAGCTATAGCTGCGTTTGTTTCGCGCAGTTTAAGCTGTAAAAATTCAATGTTTGCCAGTAGGTCGTATGCCTGCGCTTTTAGTTCCTGTACGTTTGCCATTTTTTAAGGTATTAAGGTTAAATTTAATTGCTCGCAAATATACTCATAAGCGGCTAAATTAACGTCGGCTGATTGGCCCCAGGTATCGTATGCAGCGCCGCTTATTGACGTATTACCGTTAGCCAAGTTTACAGACGTTATTTCCTCGCCCTGGCCGCTTACCTTATTGATCAGCCAATAAAACTGCGCATAGTCACTAAGATTATCTAAAACAATGCTAGCGACGATTTCGTTGCCTTGCTCGGCTTGTCCGTTTACCCAAATTGTTACCGGTTGAATTGAATATCCCATTTTATTTTGTTTATTGTTATGCTAAAATACCTGTATTTCTAAGCGCCTGTACCACTTGCGCAATAGTATAGCCGCCGAAAGTATCTGTATCGGTTACAGTAGTACCGCCACCGCCTACCCTGGCGGCTCCAGCTACAGCCGTTGTCGGTTGAACTATAGGCGTAGCATTCCAAAATGCCAGCTTTTGATTTGTTGCAGTTCCTATTTTTGTACCGGTAGTTGTATTTACTGCTATATTTACAGCATCGGCTAAAGTAATATTTCCCGCACTTGTTATAGTTAAATGTGCAGTGCTAGATCCACCAGCCGCAAAAGTAATATTACCAGTACTAACATCATTTAAAATTGCAATATCACCAAAATCGGCATTGTAAATATAACCTGCCCCAGATGAAAGAATTTTATATGCTGTTTTCAGTTGAGCATATTTACCTAATTCCATTAGACCGTTACTATTCGACCTTACAGATACAGAAGCATAAGCACCTGTATTATTCGTCGTATTACTAACAGTAAGAGAAGTTAAAGCATTTTGATTTCGTGTTACAGTTACCGCATCACTAAAGGTAGATTGCCCTGCCACTATCAACCCATTTGTTGGCGCAGCAGTACTGGCTGAATATCCTATTGCTGCGTTTCCGTTTACTTGTAGGCGGCTGCCTATGGTCGCAGTAGAAAGGCCGAGGTTACCCGAATTATTCAATAACATCACTTGGTTAAAAGTAATATTATTATTTGCAGTTCCCGAAGGTGCAACGCTCCAAGTAAATGTTCCTGCGTTATCATTCATTGAATGTATTACCGCAAAATTTGTATTTTTATATACCCAATTTGTTCCATTAAAAAAAGTATTGCTGGCAAAATAAAAAGCTGGTACATTGGCGGTTGGAAATGTTGTTATTGAATTACCATTCCTAAATTCAATAGCTGGAACATAGCTGCTCCACCCAGATATAGAAGATACTCCTACTCCAATATTACCAGCAGCATCAATTCTCATTCTCTCTACCGCAGCATTTGCAGTAGTTCCACTTGTTCCCGTAGCACTTGTATAGAATGTAATTGCTCCTCCAGCGGCATTACCTGTACTTGCTCCACCTCTTATTCTTAATTCTGCACCAGCTATATTAGTACCACTACCACCGGTGCCGCTAAATATACCGGTGCTAGGCGCTGCATTTACGTCGCCATTACCTAAGAAAGTAACAGTGCCATTATCAAAAAAGCGGCTATCGCCCAGCGTAGTTGCAGCAGTAAACTTAGGTAGATAATTAGTAGTTCCACTGCCACTTATACCGCCACCAGTGCTAGATATTTGACCGGCAGCGATTGTTATATTAGTACCGGCTGTTATTACTGATCCGTCAGCCGCCAATATCTGCGACGCTGTACCGCCGGACTTTACTAGGCTGTTTGCTGTTAGCGTGCTAGTTACTTTTGCTGTTCCAGTAACCTGTAGCGCTTCGCCTGTATTGGTAGTGCTTTTAATTAGCAAATTACCGTTTAAGTAATTTAGATCACTGGCGCCCTCTTGATATATTCCCCAGCGATTAGTATAGTTTACTGTACCTGTGCCAGTAGTTTGGTCGTTTATTAAAATTCCGTAGTTATTAGTAATATTTATCGCACCTAGACCGATATTGTCTGGAAAGCATACGCGCAGGCCAGCCAGGTGCGTAATAGTTCCGGCAGAAGTACCAGCAAAGCTATAAACACTACTTAAAGCGCTAAAAGCTCTTACCGTTGAAGTTCCTTGTGTTACCGTAAGCGTTCCAGGGCCAGTAAAGTTAATACGGCTATTGCCCTCTAGTCCTTGCCTGGTGCTATTTGGTACGGTAGTATTGCCGCCTAAATTTAGTGTTAACGCGCTATTTACATTACCTATTACATTTGGCCCAGTAAAATTAGTTCCATTAGGTACTGTTAATGTGTAACTAAATAAACTACCAGTCGCTCCGCCGCTGCTATATGTTTCTAGTGCGCCGAAAGTAGCTTTGTTCGTTGACGCTTGAAATTCTGCTGCATTATTATTTAATATAACATTATGCAGTTCAAAATAATTACTACCACCGTTGTATGTGTCGCCAATACGCCAAATACCAGTACCGGTACGCTGTAGTGCTAAAAATACGTTGCCAGTAGCAGCTGTAGTATTAAACTGTGCTATTGTTCCAGTACCGTGTACGTCTAGTTCGGCACCCGGTGTGGCTGTATTGATCCCTAGCGCGCCGGCTGTATTATCCCAAAACAGGTTAGCGCTACTC